AATGCGGCCGATCTGCAGGGGCACGACGAGGAGACCGCTGCCGCCCTGGCTGCAGCGATCGCCGAAGCGATCGGGCAGGGCGAAGCAAAGCCCGCAGCCGCCCGGCTGGATGCCGCCGAGGCTGTCCTAGAGGCCTGGCCCGTTGAGACCCGCTGGGGCGGCACCCGCGCCTGTTACAGCCCGGCCATGGATCGAATCTCCATGCCTGCCGCCGAGGCCTTCACCACCCGCGAGGCGATGGCGGCCACCTGGGCCCACGAACAGAGCCACAGCACCGGCCACAAGAGCCGGCTCGACCGGGCCATGGGCGGATCCTTCGGCAGCCAGTCCTACGCCAGGGAAGAACTGGTGGCCGAGCTGTCAGCGGTGCTGATCTGCTACCGGCTGCAGATCGGCTGCCAACTGGAGAACCATGCCGCCTACCTCAAGGATTGGGCCCAGATCCTCAAGGACGGCGGGCCACGGGTGCTGTTCCAGGTGCTCAGCGACGCCCGCAAGGCTGCCGATTTGATCGCCCCCGAAGCGATCGAGGAGGCCTGAGCCATGCAGGACGCCATCCACCCGCGGGCAGGCGAGCTGCCCCGCACCTACCGGCACCCCAGGCACCTATGGGTATTCGATCTGCCTGCCATGGAATGCGGGATCTGGCTGGCCCGATTCCGCATTGATGCCAGGGCGTGGGCCGCCCACAAAGCCGGGAACGGTTACGAGCCATCTTGGCGAGTGCCTGCGATCGTCTGGCAGGCAGAGCCGGCCGGCGGCGGCTGGCTGCCATGGGTCCCAGTTGCCGGGCACATCGAGCACCCGGCAGCGCTGCCGCTGTCGCTGAAAGAGGCGCACGCCATGGCGAGGGAATGGCGCCCGCTGTTCCCTGGCTCGCTGGTTGCCGTCCGGCCACGGGATGCGGGCCCGCCTGTCTACCCCGACGCAATGCACGACGCCTACGACCTGCCGCCCTATGCGGACGGCTACTGATCCCATCCCGGAGGCCTGCGGGCCTCCCTGCTGGGTTCACCAGCACCACCACAACCACACCCCGAACCATGCTCACCATCAGCACCACAGAGGCTGCCTTGCTGGCTGCCCTGCTCCGTCCAAGGGTCACAGCGCTCAGCGAACTGCTGGCCGCCCAAATCCAATGCTTGCCACCTGGCGATTCCAGTTGGGCCGACACCGAGGACCAGCTGGAGACCGCCCGGGCTGCCCTCTCCAAGGTGGAGGCGATCCGATGAAGCGCTTTCTGCGGTTGATCACCCCGCTGCGCGTGCCGCTGCTGTTCGTGGTCATCCTCGCCGGCTGGCCCCTGGTGCTGCCCCTGGCCTGGGTCGCCCTGCTGGGCTTCTGCGTGGTCTGGCTGGCCAGGGGGAAGCGATGAGCGCCACCCCTGCAGACGTTGCCGCCATGCTGCGCGGCATCCGGGCCCACCATCAGGCGATCAGCGCCAGCGCAGTTGAGACGCTTTTGCACGTCGCAACAGGCGCAGACTGCAGCGCCGAACTCTGCCGCCGGATGGGGGTAGTGCGCCAAACCGTCAACCGGAACCTGCAGCACCTAGTAGGCCGCGGCCAGGTGGGCAAAGGTCGGGTTAGATCCAGGCTGGGGCTGGTGCAGCGGTCGAAACACCCAGACCGCAAAGGGTTTCGGCTTGAGCTCACAGAGAACGGCCGCGAACTGTTGGCTAGTACATTTGGACCATTTGAGCCATGAGGGTACGGCTGCTGGCAACTGTCTGCGTCCCTATCACAGGGCGATGGCTGGAGTGGTCGCTATGGGTTGAGAGCCATGGCGGCAGGCGCCGGCTTTCTCTGCAGCGGTGCCAAAGTGCGGGCAGTAGGTGTCACCTAGGACCGTGGATCTCCCTGCACTGGCCTTGGCCTTAGGCACTTTTGCCGCCCAAGACCCAACCCGTTTCCCGCTGCATCACGCCCGCCTGTTCTTGGAGGTCGCGCTGAACGAGCCGGCCACCTTCGAGCACCTGGAGCAGGCCTTGAACCTGACCAACTCCAGCGTTTCCCGTTCTGTCGCTGCCCTCAGCGATCGGAACCGCCACGGCGACCGCGGCTATCGGCTGCTCACCGTGGAACGCGACCCCGAGGAGGGGCGACGCTTCCTGGTCCGCTTGAGCCCTAAAGGCCGGCTGCTCCTGCAGCAGCTGCAGCGGATCTGATCACACCACCACCACCACCACCAACAGAACCACCATGACCGGATCAGTTCGCCGCACGGCGGACGGCTGGATTGCCGATGTGACCATCGGCGGCACCCGCCGCACTGCCAAGCGCCGCACCAAGACCGAAGCCATCGAGGCCAAACGCCAGCTGCTGGAGCTCCTGGTAGCCCGCGGCAGGGGCGAGCCGGACGGCATCACCATCACCGATGCCCGGGCCCTCTCCCTCCGCATCCGCTGGGCTGGCAAGGCCTTCGAGCGGACCGCAGCCATCTACAGCCAAGCCGCCGTGGATCACTTCGGCCCGCTCACCCAGCTGGGGAGCATCACCGCGCCAGCCGTGGAGGAGTGGCGACAGCTGCTGCTGCGCGGCGGCAACCGCCCCGGCACCGTTAACGCAAAGGTCAGCTGTCTGCGGGCCATGTTCAGCGATGCCGTGCTCCATGGACACCTGGCTGCCATCCCGCCGCTGCCCCGGCAGCTGACCAACCGCAACACCAAGGACCGCATCTTCTCGGATGCTGAGATCGCAGCGTTCTGCGATCGGTTCCATGCCGCAGGCCATCCCGCCGCGGCCGACCTTTTCATCTTCCTGCTGGAGACCTGCTGCAGGTGGGGGGAAGCCGAGCGACTGCGTGGGGGTGATGTGGATGTGGAGCGCCAGCGTGTCACCTTCTGGGAGACCAAGGCCAACCGGGCCCGCAGCGTGCCGCTCACCCGCCGCGGCCTGGATGCCCTGCTGCCCCACCTGCCGGCCGTGCCGGGCCATCGGGTCTGGCCCTACCGCTACGGGCAGTTCAAGTGGCTGTTTGAGCGGGCGAAGGAGGGGCTGGGGATCAATGACCCTGCCCTAACGATCCACTGCACCCGCCACACCTGCGCGAGCAAGCTGGCGACCAAGGGGATCCCGCTCCACCAGCTGATGGCCTTCGGCGGCTGGACTTCCCTCCAGAGCGTGCAGCGCTACCTGCACCTGCACACCGATGCCCTGGCCAGCTGCGTGGCAGCGCTTGAGGCCTAACTGTGGATGCGTCCACCGGATCACGGGAGGATGCAAACTGGGTGCGGTTGGATGCCGAAATCGGCACCCGCCGCACCCTTCTCATTTCCTGAGAAGCCTTGCCACAACTGGCCGGGGGTCTAGCTATCTGGTGAAAGCAGCGGACTCATAATCCGTTTTCCAGTTCTGCATCCCTGCAGATGTCCGGCCAGGACTGCAGACCACCACCCACTGATCAAGTCTGCGGGGGTGGGGTGTAATAAGTGCATCGCGCTACAGATGCCGCACCTTGTCCGCATCCGGCAATTCCTACACACCCCCGGAGGAGCGCCAGCGGCATCTGGAATCGGCGGCTCAGGAGGCCGCCGCCAACCGCTCGCGCATCGCCCGGGCCAAGCTCAAACAGCAGGAAAAAGAGAGCGCCACCGAATACGGGCGGGCACTGTTCCAGGCCCACGGCGAGCGGGTGGCGCTGGCGCTTGAGCACAAGCTGGGCAAGGCGCTGAACCGCGAAGAGGTGGCCGGGCCCTATTACGCCGGCATGTGGCTGCTGTTCCAGCTGGGTGACAAGGGGCCCCGCTCGATCGCTGCTGTTGCCCTGGGGGTGGTGCTCGATCGGATCAGCAAACCCACCACCCACCGGGCTATGGCATCCGCCATCGGCCAGGCGATCGAGACGGAGATCAGGGCGCTGCCGATCGAGGACCGTGGGCAGGACTTGCTGCGCATCGCTCGCCGGCGGCACGGCAAGCGGCTGGCATCAAAGGCACGGCTGGAGCAGCTGCGCATCCAGGTGACGCCCTGGTCTGCTGCCGATCGCTTCCAGGTGGGCGCCTTCCTGCTGGAGATCATCACCACCGAAACCGAGCTGCTGCGAACGACGAAGCAGCCAGGGCGCCGCGGCCTGCAGCTGGCGCCAGCGCCCGTGGTGGCCGAGATCATCGCCGCCCATCCGCCCACACCTGCCAAGGCCCGCCGGCTGCCGATGCTCACCCCGCCCAGGCCATGGGAGGGGATGACGGGCGGCGGACACCTCAGCAACACCGAACCGCTGGTGCGCAGCCGCAAGGGGCACCCGATCGACTACCTCACCACCGAGGCCCTGCAGCCAGCGCTGCGGGTGGTGAACACCCTGCAGGAGCAGCAGCTGCTGCTGGATCCATGGATGGTGGGCAATCAGCGCATTGCCTGGGATGCCAACTTGCGTGGGCTGTTCCCGATCCTGCGGGATCCGATCGAGGCCCCGCCCAAGCCGGTTGAGCTGGTGGGCAAGGAGGCCATGGCCCGCTGGCATCAGCAGGAGCAGGCCTTCCACCGTGACCGGATCGAAGGCCGCCACGCCCGCAACCAGATCGAGAGCTCCATCCGCCAGGCCGAGCAGCTGGCCGGCGAGCAGCTCTGGTTTAGCTGGTGCATGGACATGAGGGGCAGGCTCTACACCGCCAACCGGCTCACCACCCACCAGGGCCCCGACCATGAGAAGGCCCAGATCCTGATTGCCAACGCCAGGCCCTGCGACGACCGCGCCGCCGACTGGATTCTCAAGGCCGCCGCGATCCACTGGGGCATGAAGGGCAGCTGGGTGGACCGGCTGCAGTTCGGCCGCGATCAGATCGAGCGGATGCTGGCCGCGGCCGAGGACCCGCTCGAGCGGGTACACCTATGGCGTGATGCCAAGGAGCCGTGGCAGTTCCTGGCCTGCTGCCGGGCCATCCAGCAGTGGATCGAGGACCCCAGCCAGCCGATCCATCAGCCGGTGCGACTGGATCAGACCAGCTCCGGCCCGGGCATTATCGGCGCCCTGCTCAGGGATCGAGGGCTGGCCCGGGCCTGCAATCTGATCGGCTCCACCCGCCATGACCTCTACACCGAGCTGGCCGAGGAGGTGACGCTGCTGCTGCGCTCCGATCTGGAGGCCGGCGACGCCAAGGAGCAGCGGCACGCGGGTTGGTGGCTGGAGCGGGGCATCACCCGCAACATGGCCAAGATCCCTGTCATGTCAACGGTTTACGGGGCGAAGCTGCTGGGTGTGACCGAGCAGCTGGTGGCACTGCTCGATGAATCAGAGGGCACGGTGTCCCTGGGCCGGCTGGAGCGCGAGCGGCTGCTGCCCTGCCGCTACCTGGCGCGGAAGTTCGGCCTGGCTGTTGGCGCCAGGCTGGGTGGCGCCGTGGCGTTCCAGGCCTGGCTGCGGGCCGTGGTGCGGTGCTGCAGCGCCGTGAACAAGCCGATGCAGTGGACGACGCCGATGGGGCTGCTGATCCGGCTAGGCAAGGAGCTCACCGCCAGCAGCGGGGTGAAGTCGCTGCTGCATGGCACCCGCCGATGGCAGACGCTGCTGGATGCGCCGCCGCCGGGGAAGCTCAGCGCCCTGGAGACCGGGCGGGCCATCACCGCCAATCTGATCCACAGCTTCGACGCCGCCTTGGTGTGGGCAATGGTCTGCGATGGTGCAGACAAAGGCGTAACGGTGCTGCCCAATCACGACTGTTTCGCCGTGCCGCCGTGCGATGCCGAGTGGCTGCACAGCACGCTTCTGTGGCGCACCGGGGAGCTCTACCGGCCGGACTGGTTGGCTGAGATCACGGCCGAAATCCAGGCTACGGCTGAGGTGAAGCTGCCAGCCCCGCCGATGGTGGACACGCTGGAGGTGGGGCTGATCGGCAGGAATGCCTATCTGTTCTCCTAGAGGTATTGCCTAGGAGGCTCCTAGGTGCCATGCTGCAGCAGCAACTCTGCACCCATGCAGCACAAATGCCGCGAGAACTGATTGTGACCCCAGTGGGCGAAGCCTGGTGGGCGAAATTGTTTGAGCCTGAGCAGGATCGCTTCGAGGAGGACAAGCCTCGGCAGTGGTCGATTGAGTGGGCTGGCCCGCAGAACAGCCGCGAGGTGTTGGGCCTCATGCAGACCATCGAGGCCGAGTTTGCTCGCCTCAACGGCGATGGCGCCAAGCCCAGCAAGAACGCCTGGCCGTTCAAGGAGCAGACCGACAAGGAAGGCAACCCCACCGGGCTGCTGGCGTTTCGGATGCGCAAGAACGAAACCACCAAGAAGGGCAAGGTGCTCCAGGCGCCGGCCATCTACGACAGCCACAAGAACCCATGGCCTGCCGACACCCTGATCGGCAATGGCAGCAAGGTGAAGGTGGCTTTCAGCTGTTACGGCTGGGAGGACAAGTTCGGCAAGAAGGGCATCAGCCTCAGTCTTGAGGCGGTGCAGGTGCTGGATCTGGTGCCCTACGAGCAGCGCGATCCCGGCGACGCCTTCGGAGTGGAGAACGGCTATGTGGTGGACACCCCGGCCGATGCGTTTGGCGGCGGCGACAAGGAGCTGAGCCCAAGCCAAAAGCTCCAGCGCCAATGGCAAGGCGAAGAACCGAGCGAAGAGGAAGTGCCCTTCTGATGAACACGCGATCAGCTGACTTTGAGCTGCCGCTGCCGCTCCAGCCCAAGGAGCGGCCCCGCTTTTCTGGCCATGCTTACAACAGCAAGAAGTATCGAGACTGGATGAAGCAATGCCGAGCAATTCTCGGCGAGTGGTGGACAGTCCCACCGCTTGAAAAGGGCCAGCTGATCGCCGTTTACCTCCTCTTCCGTGGCCCTGGCACCAGTGATCTCGACAACCTCTGCGGGGCAGTAATGGATGCCGGCAAAGGTATCCTCTGGGCCGACGATCGGGTAACGGTCATCAGACGAATTGAGGCCCAGTGGGAGCGGGCCACCAAGAAACAACAATCCATTCTTCTAAAGGTGATTTGGGATGACGCTTACTGCCGTTGCTAACCCGATTGTCATTTCGCAGTATCAAGTTCTGCTGGATGACATCGAACAGGCCAAGAAGGAGGCCGCGCCCTCCTTCGACTACGAAACAAAAGAGGGCGACAAAGCCGCCCGCAGCTACATCTTCAAGTTGCGCAAGCTCCGTGCTCGGGTCGAGTCCGCACGCAAGGAGGCAAAGGCCTACAGCATTGCCTACGGGAAGCGGGTTGACGAGCAGGCCAAGGACCTCAGCAGCCAGGTGGACGAGCTGATTCAGCCCCACCAGGAGCAGCTTGAGGCCATCGCTCTCCGCGAGGCTGAGCGGGTCGCGGCGCATCAGCTCGTCCTCGATCAGGCTGAGCACATCGGCGTGGTCGGCTTTGGCGAGGGATCGGCTCAAATCCAGGGCCGGCTCGACGCCCTGGACGAAATCAGTCTTGAGGGGCTGGAGGAGTTTACCGAGAAGGTGGCTGCGGCCATCGTGACTTCTCGGAAAACGCTGCAGCAGGCGCTGCAGCAGGCGCTGCAGGCTGAGGAGCAAGCCATCGAGCTGGCCAGGCTCAAGGCTGAACAGGACGAGCGCGAAGCCAGGGAGCGCGAGGAGCGCATCAGGCGCGAAGCCCAAGAGAGGGCCGACGACGAAGCGGCCCAGGCGGCAGCGGACGCCATCGCAGCAGCCGAGGCCAGGGCCGCCGCCGCCGAAGCCAAAGCGGCTCAAGCGGAGGCCGCAGCCAGTCGGCCGCCAGCAGTGGCTGCGGCTCCCGCTAAGGCCGACGCGCCCGCCGAAATGGAGCACGGCACTTTCGTTGTCGAACTTCCGACGCCCCCGGCCAAAAAGGCGTTGGCCATCAACGTGCTCGAAGTAAGCATGATCGGCATGAATCGCCGCCAAGTAGCGGAGGCAATCGTCGCGGGCCGCCTACATCCGAGCCTGCAAGTCCGTATTCACTGGGACCTACTCAAATGAACAATCACGGCTATCCACCGCAAAATAAGCAGTCCTGTGCGAACTGCTATTACTACATCAGAGCTGCGTGCCGTCGCCGCGCTCCAGACCCGCCCTTGCGAATGGCGTATTGGCCATGCGTCATGAGCGACGAGTGGTGCGGCGAATGGGCCCCGAAGGAGGTGAGCCAATGAGGTGCCCACATTGCGGTTGGAACAACACCAAGGTCGAAGAAACCCGGCCACGGGAGGAAGGCGATCTGCGATACCGACGCTGCCTTAGTTGCTGCCAGCGTTTCACCACCATGGAGCGGGTGTGCATCAACGACCCAGGCGCCGCTGGTTATCTCGACGCGCATCCCCTGCGGGTGGTGCCGGAGCCCCAGCAACCCGCCAAGGCACCGGCCAAGGCCGCCCGCACTGCCCGGTTCATGCCGGACGAGGTGCCCGAGGAGTTCGGCATCACCCCCGAGGCCGCCCCGCTGCTGCTGCAGTGGTGGCGCGAAAGCCGCCGCAGCAAGCACGGCAGCAAAGCCACCTGGACTGAGGCTGCCTGGCTGGGCAGCGTTGTCCGGGTGGGCCGGCTGCCGGCTGCCAAGCAGGTCGAGCTCTGCACCGCTGGAGTGGAGAACGGCTGGCAGGCGCTGCGGGAGGAGTACCTGGGCAGCCACAAGCCGCTCGGCCTGCCGCAGATGGGCCGCCGGCCCATGCCCAAGGACCCCGCCATGCTCGCCGCGCTGGAGGAGCCATGGCCGGCCTGACTGCCGAGACCTTCCTGGCGGTTGCCGAAATGGTGGCCGGCCACCTGCGGCTCAAGGAGGCCGACCGCTGGAGTCCCCATGTCTGCCGGCTCAAGCTCCACAGCTTCAAAGCTGAGTTCCCCGAGGTGAACGACCCGCAGCTGATGTGGGCCGCCGAGAGGTGGATCCAGTCCACCGACCCCCAGGCGTTCCATCGCTTCCCGATCTGGGCTGAGCTGATGGCACCGCTGTACCGGACCGAGGGCGGGCTGGCGAATCGCAGCTGGGGCCCCAAAGAGGACCTGCCGAAGTTCGTTCAGTTCAAGCCCGCCCAGCTGGCGCTGCTGCCCGAGGCGCCCGCCTCGATCCATGCCGCGCCCGACCCGGCCAATGCCCAGGCCTATGCGCTGGTGCAGGGCAGCCAGCGCCCAGCGCTCCCGCCCGCCGAGGAGGCCCAGGGCCTCACCGATGAGCAGTGGCAGGCCTACCTGCAGCAGGTGCGGGAGGAGGCGACATGCAGCCCCTGATCAGCGGCACTGCACTGCAGGGGATCCTCGAAAAGGGTCTGCTCCAGGGGTACTGGTCGATCGACCAGTTCAACCGGACGAGCAAGAAAGGCGAGCCGGTGTTGCCCACGCCTGGGTTCATCACCGAGCACCCGCAGTTCTTCGACCGGAGCCACCGCGATCTCGATGCATACGCCAAAGGCGCGGGCAGGAGGGACTGGTTTTGACCTGGCCCACTGAGTACGAGATCGGCCAGCCGGTGCGCGTCCACTACCAGGGCGGATGGCGCAGCGGCCAGGTGGTCTCCACCCGCACCCGCAGCTGCATGGTCCTGCTGGTGCGCGGCAGCAATCAGCAGACCATCAACATCCACGACCCCCGCAACATTCAGCCATGCCCCCCGCCAAAGACGACCGACTCGATGTTGAACGATCAGCTGTCCTTCGGCTGAGAAGTGATGCGCTGCAACGTGTGCAGCAATCAGGCGAGAGTTTTTCTGGCCGCTGGTGGGATGGCTACCTGCAGGCTATCGACCACATCCTCGAAATGGAGAACGAATGATGCACTGGAGCGAATCAAAAATCTACGAGCTTGAGGGCCCGCAGCCTGTCATCGGCCCAGGCCGCAGCCGCCCAAAACCAACTGAGTCATCCAGGCTGTATCGGCTCCGGGTCAAGCTGCCCGGCAAACCACAGATGACGGTCACGCTGCCAGCGCCCACCCGAGGCAAAGCAATCATGTACTGCAAGAACCGCTGGCCAGGTTGTGATGCGGAGGTGGTGGAGTGAGCACTGATTTCAGAGAGCTGTGCGCTGAGCTGCTGAAAGGGCTGGACGAAAATCGCCACCCCGAGGTGCGGTATCCGGGGCATTTGCGGATCACTATGGCCAACGCCCGCGCCGCCCTAGCACAGCCCGGAGGTGGGCTAGTGGAGAGGGTGCATAGCTGCATCGTGGGCGAGCCGCCGTGCGGCCACATGCAGGCCCGCGCCGCCATCCGCGAAGTCGCAGCAGCTGCCAAGGATCTCCGGTTCACCACCGCCAAGGCCCTGATCGCTTGGCTGGAGCGGGAGGCATCGCGATGAAGCCATCCACGCTTGATCTCGGCGGCGGCATGACTGCCAGTGCCCACCGTGGCGGCCCGTCCGGTCGCTACTTCGTTGGCTACTCCAAAGGCATCAGCGGTCTGTTCGATGGCATCGAATCGCTGCGCCGTTTTCTTCGCCTCCCACCTGGGACGCCAAGCCGTCAGGCCTTTGACGAATGGGCAAACAGCCTTGAACACCCCGAGCCGACCACGAATGAAAGCCCTGATTGATACCGAGGTCTATCTGTTCCGCGCTGCTGCAGCGTGCGAAATGGAAGCCGAGTGGGCCCCTGACGACTGGACCTACATCTGCCGCCACGGTGATGCGCAGGCCCAGTTCCAAGACCAGATCGCAGAGCTGCTCGACCAGCTGCCGGGTCTCCAGCCGGTGCTGGTGTTCTCCGCTGGCGTCAGCTTCCGCTATGGCATCTGGCGCTGGTACAAGGCCAACCGCAAGAAGTACCGCAAGCCAGCCGGCTACCGGCAGCTCAGGCAGTGGGTTGCCCAGGCCGCACCATCCCGCGGCTGGCAGGTGGTCGAGCTGCCCGACATTGAAGGCGATGACGTGCTCGGCGTGCTCTACGAACAGGGCGACGTGATCGTGTCGATCGACAAGGACATGCTCACCCTGCCCGGCTACCACCTGCGGGATGGCCAAATCATTGAGGTGTCCCGGCACGACGCGGACATGGCGTTCTACACCCAGGCCCTGGTCGGTGACACCAGCGACAACTACCCCGGCTGCCCGGGCTATGGGCCCGTCGCTGCAGGGAAGGCTCTAGCCGGGTGCTCAACCGAGAGTGAAATGTGGGCGGCAGTTGTTGCCGCCTTCGCCAAGAAAGGCCTCGATGAGCGCTATGCCATCCAGCAAGCCCGCTGCGCTCGCATCCTTCGGCCCGGCGAATACGACCTGGACAGCCACACTGTCCGCCTATGGGAGCCCCCGGTAGCCTAAGGAGGTCTGCACAGGTGCAGTGTTTCCACTCGTCAGTGACGAATTGATCGCCAGGCTTGAGGCCACCTTTGGCCAAAAGCCCGATCGCTCGATGAGCCATCGGGAGATTGATCACTGGATCGGCGAGCAGAGCGTGGTGGACTGCATCAAGCGCTGGCACGCCGAACAGCAGGGAGGGCTGAGCTGATGTGCGTTGGCGGCTCGGCCCCCAGGGCCACGATCACCGTTCCCAACTACGAGCGCTACGACCGGATGCTCGATCGGCAGATCGAGCTCACCCAGTCCATCCAGAACACCAAGACGCTGGCGAAGCAGGAGAAGCTGAACTTCGCCATTGCCCAGCAGCAGGGGGCGCTGGCCAATCTGCTGAGCGTGGAGGAGGCCCGGGCCAACGCAACCGCCGCCGACGCGCAGCGCATGGCGGCGCTGATTGGCACGCCGCCGCCGGAGCCGACAGCTAAGGCGCCGGTCATTGGTGACAGCCGCAAGGGCATGAGCCAGGTGGAGGGCAAGCGCGGCCTGCGAATCGACCGCAGATCCCGCTCCTCCAGCGCTTCCGGCGCTGGTCTCAACATCGCTCGGTATTGACCATGTGCACAGGATCCAGCCCAAGCCGCCCGAAGGTGAAGGAGGTGGGGCCAAGCAAGAAGGAGATGAGGCAGCAGAAGAAGGAGATCCGCGGGTTGAAGGCAGAGATCCGCGACACCCAAAAGGATTTCCGCCAGCAGTTGCAGGCCCAGATTGATGCGGCGAACGCTGCAGCGGAAGAGGCCGCAGCCGAGGCCGCTGCGCAGATGGCAGCGATGGAGCTGGCCAACTCCCAGCCCGTCTACAAGGTTGAGACCACCCAGCAGGAAGCTGTCTCACCCCAGGTCACCCAGCCCGTCCAGCCGCAGCAGCCGATCCGCACCACCGGCAGCCTGACGATCGGGGCCCGCCGCGCTCCGGCCACTGGTCTGAACATCGGCCGATGACCGCAGAAGCCCGCTACAAGAAGCTCGAACCAGCTCGCAACCACTGGATCGACCGTGGCCGCGAGGCGGCGGCATTGACGCTGCCATGGCTGCTGCCATTCGATGGCGACCCGGAGCCCCAGGCGCTGGAGAAGATCAGCCACCCGTGGGATGGCATCGGCCAGCGGGGCGTCCACAACATCGCCAGCCGGCTGCTGCTGGCCCTGCTGCCGCCCACGGAAACCTTCTTTCGGTTCGTCCACGACGACATGGAGTTCGCCCGGCAGCAGGCACAGCTGGCGGCAGAAGGGATGCCGCCCGAGCGGATCGCTGAGCTCAAGACCCAGATCGACAAGACCCTGGGGCTGATGGAGCGGGCGGTGCTGCGCAGCATCGAAACCAGCAACGACCGCACCGCGCTGCATGAAGCGCTGCTGCACCTGATCGTGGCCGGCAACTGCATGGCCTATGTCCCCGAGGACGGTTGCAAGGTGTTCAACCTCTACCGCTACGTCCTGCGGCGCGACCCGATGGGCAAGCCGCTGGAGGCGATCGCCTGTGAGCGGATCCCGGCGGATGAGCTTCCCGAGGCGGCCCGCAAAATCCTCGACCAGGCCGAGCCGATGGAGGCCGTCTACGAGGACCTCCCCGGCGGCGGGCGAGAGGAGCAACCCGACGAGCGCATGGTCAAGGTCTACACCCACATCCGCTGGGAGGGGGGGAAGTGCCGCTGGTATCAGGAGCTTAAAGGCCGCCGCATTGAGGGCAGCGAGGGCAGCTCAGACCGCGACGTGGCGCCCTGGATTCCGCTCCGCATGTTCCGTATCGACGCGGAGGACTACAGCCCCGGCTATGTCGAGGCGGCGTGCATGGCGGATCTACAGACCGCGAACGCCCTAACCCAGGCCCTGACCGAGGGTGCGCTGGTCAGCGCCATCTGCAAGTTCCTGGCCAAGCCCGGCGCCGCTGTCACTGCCAAGCAGTTCAACGAGGCCGCTAACGGCGCCTGCCTCACCGGCAACCCGGAGGACATCACCGCTGTGCAGGTGGGCAAGGGCAGCGACCTGGCCGTGGCCGAGCAGCGGCTGCAGCGGGTGCAGGCCCGGCTGGCGACCGCCTTCATGCTGAGCGACATCCGCGACAGTGAGCGCACCACCGCCGAGGAGGTGCGGCTGCAGGCGCAGCAGATCGAGAACAGCCTGGGCAGTGTCTACTCGATCCTTACGACCGAGTTCCAGTACCCCTACATCAGCCGCCGGCTGCACCTGCTCACCAGGGCGGGCGGCTTGCCGCCGCTGCCGGACAAGTCGATCAAGCCGGTGGTGTCGGTGGGTCTGGCAGCCGTGGGCCGGGGCAATGACCTGGAGCGGCACGCCCGCTTCATGCAGATCCTGCAACAGACGATCACCCCCGAAGGCACGCTGGAATACCTGATGCCCACCGAGCTCATCAGCCGGCTGGCGGCAGCCATGGGCATCGACACCGTGGGCCTGATCAAGACCCAGGAGCAGATCGCCAAGGAGCAGGCCGCTGCCCAGCAGGCCGCCCAGCAGCAGGCGCTCATGCAGTCGGCGATGGCCGACCCGCAGAAGCTGGCCACCGCCGCGGCCACCGTTCAGGACATGCAACAACCCACTGACGAGCCCTCTGGGTAAGTCTTTCCTTCCAACCTCTCGCCATGGAACAAAACGAATCCTTCGGCCTTGTGCTTGCTGATCTCGATTCCGAGTTTCGGCACCGCTGGTCCCGTCGCGGATGGAACGGCCCTGGTCAATTCATCGAGCTGCAGGTCCCCGATGAGCACAGCAAGATGACCCTCCCTTACATCTTCATCACGACCGTTCAGGGCAGCCGAGTCCCCTGGCTTGCGAGCCAAACCGACCTGCTTGCCAAGGACTGGTACATCGTTTAAGCCCCACGGCCCGCCGGGAGCCGATCCCGGCACGCCATTGAGTTGCTCTGACCATGACCACCACCCCGATCCAACCCACTCCCGACCAGCTGGCCCTGGCTGGCCCCGGCTACGACAAAGACGCCCTGGCCGGCTTCCTGCAGGAGATCGCCGAGGAGGACCAGGCCCTGGCCGCCGGCACGCTGGAGCCCCCGGCGCCAGCGGTTGCCGCGCCCGACTTCCAGACCCTCAGCGTCGAAGGCGACGAGGTGGAGGGCCAGCAGGAGCAGGGCGAGCAGCGGCCCCTGGCCGGGAAGTTCAAGTCCGCCGAGGACCTGGAGAAGGCCTACCTGGAGCTCCAGAAGAAGCTGGGCCAGCGGCCTGCCGAACCGCCCGCCCCGTCCGAGCCGGTGGAGGTGAAGCCGCTCACCCGCGAGGAGGCCGTGGCCGGCTATGGCGAGACCGTGGTGGCCGCTGCCGAACAGGAGGGGATCGACCTGGCGCAGTGGGATGCCGCTGTGCAGCGGGGCGAGGACACCAGCGAAATGCGGCAGAAGCTGGCCGGCGCCCTGGGCCTGCCCGAGGCGCTGATCGAGCGCTACGAGGCGGCCTACCGGCCGGCTGAGGACCAGCCCGAGCCCGCCAGTCTGAGCGATGAGGACGCCGCAGCGATCCGCGCTGAAGTGGGCGGCGATGCCAAGTTCGCCGAGCTCAGCCAGTGGGCCCGGGCCAATCTGAGCGAGGCTGAACTGGCCGACTACAACGATGCGGTGAACACCGGCAACCCGGCTGCTGCCCGCGCTGCAGTGCGCTGGCTGCAGGGCCGGGCCGCCACAGCGGACACGGAGCCGGCCCTGGTGATGGCCAGCGGCGGCACCGCCAACCCTGCTCTGGATGTGTTCGAGACCGAGGAGGAGGCGATGGAGGCCAAGCAGGTGCTCACCAAAGGCGGCAAGCAGCGCTACCTGGTGGACGAGAGATACCGGCGTTACATCGACGCCAAGTTTGCACGCTCGCCGATATTCCTGTAGAAGGTGTGCATGAGTACGTCTGCACTCACGCAGAGCACAGGCCGGCCTAGGCCGACACCCTGATCGCAAAACCGTAGAGACGGCAGAGGCTCACAGCAAACCTTGCAGTGACGCTTATCACGCCATCGCGGCTTGGCCAAATCAAAGGCAACGCCGCAGACAACTACGCCCTGTTCCTGAAACTGGGTATGTCGGAGGTGTTGACCGCCTTCGATCGCAAAACCGTTTTCACCGGCCGAGTCAAGGAGCGCTCTATTCGGGGCGGTCAAAGTGCTCGGTTCAAGGTGACTGGCCGGCGCATCGCTGGGTATCACACCCCTGGCACGCCGATCACCAACGTCCCCACGGACGGCAACAACCCCAACCCCAGCAACGCACCTTCGGATCGCAACGAGGAGATCATCAATCTCGATGGTCTGCTGGTGGCGCCCGACACCGTGTACGACCTGGACGACCTCATGGAGGACGTTCAGTATCGACAGGACATGATGCACCAGCTGGGTGAGGCCCTGGCCCGCGAGAAGGATGCCCGGATTGCCCGGGTGCTCTACGCCGCAGCCAAGCGCAGCACCGAGCCGCTGAACAAGGCCAGCAATGCCGGCCGCACCGGCACCGCCCGGACTCTCAGCGCCGGCTATGCCACTGCCTCGAAGCAGGCCAAGGGTGACGAGCTCGCTTCTGTCATCGGTGACATCAAGGTTGCCATGCAGAAGAAGGACGTGCCCACGGACGACCTGGTTGTTGTCGTGCCCCCCGACGAGTACGACTTCCTCAACGAAGGCAGCAAGGTGATCAATGCCGACTTCAACCAGGGCTCGGCCAACGGCACCTATGGCGGCGGCACCATCGGCCGGGTGAAGGGACTCCCGATCATGTGGTCCAACCATGTCACCCAGGCGGCCTACACCAACACCGCCTTCGATCGCAACGCGGCCTACCAGCAGAACCTGTCCAAGTGCCGGGCCCTGATCTTCCACAAGGATGCGGTCGGTGTGCTCACCCTGCGCCGCCCGCAGCTGCAGATGACCGCCCCCGGCGGTGACTACAACGTGGTCTACCAGTCGCAGCTGTTTGTCGCACGCATGGCTATCGGCATGGGGATTCTCCGCGCCGAGTGTGCTGCTGTGATCGAAGTCCCCTAGCCTGGGAGGGGACACAACGGAGGCTTCTGCCCCACCTGCTCCTGGGTGGGGCTTTTTCATGGCTGCCGATAGCATTGGTCTGCACCGTCGCAGCGGTATGGGGCTGACCAACCAATCGGCGACGCCAGGCCGCACCAGCCTGCTCGATGCGGTGAACATCCTGCTGGCCAACATTGGCGAGCAGCCAGTCAGCACGCTGGAGGACCAGCAGGTGCTGGAAGCCCGCAACGCCGAGGACACGGTGTTGGAGTTCCACAAGGAGGGGCAGACCCGTGGCTGGAGCTGGAACACCGAGAGGGACTATCCCTTCACGCGAAACGACGCTGGCGAGATCACGGTCCCAGCCAATGCCATCAGCTGGCAGCCAGACCCCTACCAGTTCCAGCACCGCTATCAGCTGCGCGGCCTACGGGTTTACGACAAGTGGCGCCACACCTACCTGATCGAGGAGAAGGAGCTGCTGGCAGACGTGGTGTGGCTGCTGCCCTGGGATGAGTGCCCGGAGGCCTACAACCGCTGGAGCCTGATCCGCTCTGCCCGGGTGTTCAGCGCACGGACGGTCGGCGACATGGCCAGCGTGCAGTACACCCAGGTCGATGAGCAGCAGGCGCTGATCGAGCTGCTGCGGGTGGAGAACATTCAGGAAGCGCCCAACATGATCACGGGCCGGCGGCGCTTCCCAACCTTCCAGCCGGCTGAGGGGCTGACCGATCGGCTGATGGGAGGCCTGTTCTTGTGAGCCTGGTCAGCTACATGGTCCCCAACCTGATCCAGGGGGTCAGCCAGCAGCCGGACGCATTGCGCGACCCAACTCAGGGCGAAGTGCAGGTGAATGGCATGAGCTCGCTGGTCGATGGCCTGCGCAAACGCGAGGGCACCCAGGTCATCGCCAAGGTGTCCAACCAGACGCTTGGCAATGTCGCCCTGCACCAGATCCAGCGCGACGCCGAGGAGCAGTATCTGGTGGTGATCGCCAGGGATGGCATCCAGGTGTTCGAGCTGCTCACCGGGGTTGAGCGCTCGGTGTCGGCGCCCGATGGCTACAGCTACCTGGCCGGCGGGTCAAACCCCCGGGTGGATGTTCGCGCCGCCACGATCGCTGATTACACCTTCATCAGCAACACCAAGCGGCTGCCCGCGATGGCGGCGGCCACCGCACCAGCAGACCCAAGGCCTCTGCCGCATGAGTGCCTGGTGTGGGTCAAGGCCGCCAACTATGGCCAGACCTACAGGGTCAACCTCAACGGCACCGAGGTCACGGTCCAGACCGCCATTCAGCCGGTGGTGGTGGACGACGGCACCGTAACCGAAAACAGGATCTCGGCATCAGAGATCGCAAGCCAGCTGCGAACTGCCCTGGCTGGCGTTGCCGGGGTGACCATCACCAGGAGCGGGTCGGTGCTGTGGCTGCGCAGCAGCAATGCAATCACCATCGAGGCAACAGATGCCCGGGCTAACGCCGACATTGCGGCGATCACCAGCTCTGTGCAGTCGTTCACCGAGCTGCCGACCGCTGCCCCAAACGGGTATCAGGTGAAGATCGAAGGCAGCCCGAGCAATCGGTTCGACAACTACTACGTCCGCTTTGTTCCCGGCGAAGGGGCCGGCGCATTTGGAGAAGGCGTGTGGGAAGAGACCGTTGCGCCAGGCGTCCAGTTCAGGATCGACGCCGCAACCATGCCCCACCTGCTGGTGCGGCTGCCCAACCGCAGCTTCTGGTTCGGCCCGGCAGATGGCCGCACGGTCAGCGGGGTCAAGATCCCCAAGTGGGGCGAAAGGGCCGCCGGGGACCTGGACACATCGCCAGACCCGTCATTCATCGGACACCCGATTCAGGACGTGTTCGTGTTTAAGAATCGGATGGGATTCTTGGCCGATGAGAATATCATCCTCAGCCGCACAAGAGATTTCTTTGAGTTTTTCCCAGAGACCGCTACCGCCGTTCTCGACACTGACCCCATCGACCTGACCGCAACCAACCCCCGCGTGGCGCTGTTGCGCTATGCCATTCCGTACCAAGATGAGCTGATTGTCTTTGCGGATCAAATCCAGTTTCGGTTTAATTCTGCCAATGCTTCGCTGACGCCATCGACTGCGCAGATCACGCTGCTCACCCAGTACGAGATAGATCCAAACGTCAGGCCAATACAGGTTGCTGGCTCGATCGTGTTCTGCCAGGCCAATGGCGAATGGTCGCAGTTTCAGGAGTTCAGTATCCGGGGCGCGGGGACTGCGCTGGTGGCCGATGCGTCCGACCTGACGACGTATGTGAGCAGCTACGTCCCCAACCAAATCACAAAGCTGTCAGCCAATGATATTGGCTATTCGTGGTTTGCGATCTCGGACAAGGCTGGCTATCGGAACCGCATCTATGTGTTCAAGTATTTCAACCGCAGCACAGCGGAGGGGGTGCGGAGGGAGCAGAGCAGCTGGAGCTACTGGCAGCTGAACGGCGCCAGCCGGATTCTGCAGATTGTGTGCGTGCAAGAAGTTCTCTATGTCCTTGCCCAGTACGGCACTGGGGTATGGCTGGAGAAGATGTCGGTCACCGACAAGATGAGCGAGCCGGCTGGCAGGGCGCTGCCCTTGCTCGATCGGCTGGTCAGCACCACGACGGACACGCCGCAGGCAATGCGCGTTGCTGATGGCACTTACGACCTGGCGGCTGACACCACGACTTGGCAGCTGCCATTCCCGGTCGAGGCCCGGACGCTCGCCGTTAGGGCTGGCCTGGAGGTGGAGCTGGGCAGGAGCGCAGTGCTGGGGGAGACCAGCGATGGCCGGCGGATTGCCGCGAGGGGCGACTGGCGAGGCAAGGCCGTGTATTTCGGCGAGGCCTACGAGTTCCTCTACCGCTTCACCCGCTTCAAGCTCTACCGGGATGCCGGCGATGGCCGCGTGCCCGGAAACGTGGAGCGGGTGCAGGTGCGCCATGCCCGCCTCCGCTACCACGGCTCCTCCTATTTCGAGGCTCACGTCATGGCAGAGCGTCGCAGGGCTGCGGTCTACACCTTCACGGGAAAAACCCTGGATGTCCGCAACTCGGTCGTAGGCAGCGAGACCTTCCCCAATTCCGAGCCGCGGCCTCGCCGCTATCTCGACGGGGTGTTCACGATCCCCATTCAGTCGAGGGGGGATACCTGCATCGTTGAGCTGCGCAGCAGCAGCCCAGACCCCTGCCAGTTCACGACCTGCGAATGGGTGGGCCTGGCGTTCAGCAAGGCGAGGGCAGTGCGATGAGGTGGGCGCCGCCGACCAAGGACCGGGTGCTGCATGTGGCCCGCCACCTGCGCAGGCAGGATGCGATCGAAGTGTTCTGCAGTGATGGGCTGCAACCCGCAGAAGCAGTGATCCTCAGCTGGAAAAACTCCACCGACTGCCGTTGCATAGAAGGAGACATTGGAGAGCCAGTGGGCCTGTGTGGCATTGCACCAAGGGGGAGGATCTGGCTGCTGGCCACCGATGGCCTGCTGGCCACGCCGTCCCATCGCCGGCAGTTCGCCAGGGGCGCAAAGCTCTGGGTGGATGGGCTGATTGCCGATGGCGCCGGCCCGCTGTGGAACCTGGCGCTGGCGAGCAATGTGATCACCCTGCGGTGGCTGCGGTCGCTGGGGTTTGAGCTCAGCACGCCCGAACCCCACGGGCCCTGCGGGCAGCTGTTCGCCTTCTTCGAGAGGAGGGCCTGATGGGGCTCCCGGCTATCGCTGGTCTCGCGCTTGGTGGCCTGAACGCAGGCCTGGGGATCCTTGGTGCTTCGCAGGAGCAGGCCGCCGCCGAGCAGGATTACGTCAACCGAAAGGCGTTCCAGGGCGCCAACCAGCAATTCGCCCAGTGGCAGGCGGCGTTTAACAAGCGCTATGCCGACGCCAACCAGCAGTACCAGTTCTGGCAGTCCACGCTGGCCTACAACCAGCAGCGGGCCTATGTGAACAGCCTGCGCAACTTCGAGCTGAGCAAGGCGATTGCTCAAGCGGAGGTGGTCGGCCAGACCCGAGCCGCCGCTGGCGCTGATCTCGCGCTGCAATCCGAAGCGCTGAGCCAGCAATTTGCCGAGGCCTCGATGGCTGATGCCGTGGCCTACCAGCAGTATCAGGTGGCGGCACTCAAGGCCCGAGCATCGGTTGCGGCCAGCGGCCAGGAAGGCAGCAGCATCGACCGGCTGATCAACGATTACGCCCGGCAGCAGGGGGATTACGCCACGATCCAGCAGATCAACGAGGGGCTGCGCAGCAGGCAGTACACGCGGGCGCAAACCGCGCAGATCACGCAGTTCTTAAGCCGGTACAACAGCCAGCAGTTCTACGAGCAGCAGCCGTACCTGGAGCCGATGCGGCCCTTCCAGCCGCTGCCAACGCTTCTTGCCCCGCCGGCGCCAACGATGACCGGGGCGGCGCCCAGTAGTGGCCCTGGCGTGCTGGGCGGGCTGAGCGGCCTGATGGGTGGCATCGGCGCTGGCATCAACACCTACGCAACCCTCTCCAACATCCAGGCCGGCGCATGAGCAGGGATCTTCCGCTGAACCAGATCCGCCCTGCGGCGCAGCCGCTGAGCACATTCATCCAGCCTGCGCAGCGCCAGGTGGCGGCACCGGCCGGACCGCTGGAGATCCCGCGGGTGCCGCAGATCAATTTGATCCAGCAGGGCAGCGGCGGCAGCATCGCTGGTGCCAACAACTTCGCCCGCACCGCTGCGGCATTGGCGCCGTTCAACCAGCAGCTGACCCAGCTGGTGGGCGCTGGGCTGGTGCTCTACGCCAAGCAGCAGGACCAAGTGGGTACTGCTGAAGCGGCCAACGCGGCGATGCGGGCGAAGGCGCTGCTCGATGAGCAGGTGGCCCAGTCCGGCGCCGAGTACGCGGCCGAGAACCGGAAGCTGTCGGTGCAGGACCCGATCGCAGCCCTGATGATGGATCAGGTAAACCCGTTCCGCGCAGCAGCGCGGCAGCGGAAGCTGACCGAGCTGGCCGCGGCCGAGGTGCCTGCCGCCATGCTCACGGCCTACCGGAACATGGAAGGCGCCTACATGCTGGCGCCCGGCGACCCGAAGCTGGCGCAGCTCAAGGCCGATGTGACTCAGGGCCTGGTGCAGAAGTACCAGCTCGATGAGAGCTCCCCGGGGTTCGCGCAGAAGTTCCTGCCGCAACTGAACCAGGCCAGCGACAAGATCACCGAGCTGCAGTGGAAGGACCGCCAGGACTACCTCAAAGATTCGACGTGGCGCACGGCCCAGGCGCAGCTGCTGGGGATCTACGGGACCGCGCTCCGTGACGGGATCGAGTTCAACGGTGAGCGCATCACCCCCGACCAGGGCAGTCGCTTCCGCACCGCTGTCATCGCCGCATGGACGCTGACGCTGGACGGGCTCGCGGACGAGCTGGGGATCGCCGGGGAAGTGATCCCGATGAAGGTGAAGGCGATCGAGGGTGCCCTGGCACTGGCTGAGTCAGCCGGGAACACGGAGCTCCGCGACCTCCTGCGGCAGATCAGCGTTGGCCCGCCGGACAAGTTCGGGCAGCGGCCGAACGCCATGTTCTACATGACGAGCGAAGCGCTCGATGCCGAGATCAAATACGGGGAGGTGTTCTACAAGCGGCAGCAGCGCGAGCAGGAGTCGCTGGGCCAGGCGTACCAGGACGAGCTGATCAACAAGACCTACAACCTGCCGGACGGGCCGGCCCGGCTGCTGGCGATCGAGGAGCTGCGGGAGGACAAGCGCTTCGAGGCGCTGCCTCTCAGCCAGAAGCTGGAGCTGGAGCAGAGCACCAGCACCACCATCGACAAGGTGACGGACCTTGGCCGCAGCACCGATGGCGTGGCGGCCCTGCTGCTGGACATGGACGGCCGGGTGGGGACGCAATGGAGCGCCAGCCAAGCGGACGCCGAGTTTGAGGCAGCCCTGGCCGGGGCGCCGGAGGACCAAAGGCCTGCGCTCCGGCAGCAGTACGCCGCGATCCGCCGCCGCAACAACGACCGCGAGGCATCGCCCACCAGCCGGGATGTGAGCAATGTGATCGAGCTGCGGATCAAGGCCAACGCCAGGGCGGCATACCCCAACAACGTCACCGAGGCGGCAATCCGCGAGCAAAGCGTGCAGCAGCTGATGGCCGGCCTGACCGATGCCGACGCGAAGGCGTCAGTGCAGCGGCAGTTCTCGGCCTACCAGCCGTTCGTCCGCCAACGGATTGCCCAAGCCGAGGGCGAGAAGGGCGCACCGCTCACCAATGCCGAAGCCGTTGCGGTCGCCACGAAGGCACTGGACGAATACGGGTCGCGGGACCCCAAGCAGAAGCAGTACCTGTTCCCCGGCGTCGATGGCCAGCCGGGTGTTGCCGGCAGCCAGCCGCAGCAGCAGGGGGCAGCAGCAGGCAGCGGCGCCCAGCGGCAGGGCCCACCACCAGGCACCAGGCCCGCCTCGAGGCCGGTCTACCCCAGCGGCCAGCTGGACAACATCCCTGACCGGCAGAGCCGGGTGCGCAGCTGGCGATCCGAGCCAGTGCTTGATGCGCAGTCGGTCGTCACCGAGGCCAACCGGATCCTGTACGAGGGCGGCAAACCCAGCGCTGCGCTGCAGCGGTTCGCCAAGGACGCCGGCACCACCCCAGGCGCCCTGCTCAACAAACACATCGACTACTACCCCGGAGGCATCCGAGTGACACCAGAAGAACGCGAGCGGCTGCAGCGCGACGGCCGGCGGGCGCAGGCCACCCGCAGCGCAGCGCAGCCCAAGCAGGTTGCCGCCAGGTCGCCACAGGACAGCCCGGTGGCGCGGGCGGCCGGTTGGATGCTCGACATGGTGATGGGCACCAGGCCAGCCGTTGCCGCTCAGCCCCGGCTGCGGTCGGCGGTGGGTGTTGGCGGTGGCGGTGGCGGGCAGGTGGCGATGAGGAGTGGGGGCATCAGCAGCGGCGGGGTCTACACCGCCGCCCCCGGGCTGAGCCCTCAGCAGCGGGCGTTGCTGCGCACCATCCGATGGGCCGAAGGCACGGCAGGGCCTGATGGCTACCGGACCATGTTCACTGGCGCGAAGTTCAGCGACCTCAGCCGCCACCCCAGGCGCATCAACAGCAGCAACGGCCTGTCGTCCGATGCGGCCGGCGCCTACCAGTTCCTGTCAACCACTTGGGACAGTGTTGGCGGCGGGGCGATGACTCCGGCCCGGCAGGACATGGCCGCACTGGAACTGGTGCGCCGTCGCGGGGTGGACCCGCGCCTACCCGGCGGCTTCACGCTGCAGGTGGCCGACCGCCTCGCGCCTGAGTGGGCCAGCTTCCCGACCGCAAAAACCGGCACCAGTTACTACGGGCAGGGCGGGAAAAGCTTCGCTCAGCTCAAGGCCTACTACGACCGGGCACTGCAGGAGGAGATGGGCAGATGACAGCGCTGACCCAGCCCACCAGGAGATAACCCATGCCACTGAAACTCACCGGCCCCGCACAGCCCGTCGTCCGCGACCAGCCCCAGGCCAAGTACACCGACGAGAACCGCCCGATCGGCGCCAAGTCCATCCTGGGCGGCCGGCAGGTGGTGTGGGCTGGGCCGGATTGGCGGTGGCAGTCGCCCAAGTCACTCGAGAAGCTCAAGAGCAGCGGCAAGCTGAACCGCTCGATCTTCAGCGACCCGCTGGGGGTGATCGGCAACGAGCTGCGCTACATGAGCCGCCAGGCGCAGGCCACCAACCGGCGAGCGGAGCAGGGCCCACTGCGCAGCGTTGGCCAGGCAGTTACCAGGGCGCTGCCTGGCGTGAATGTGGTGAACGCCCTGCCGACCGTGCTGGGGCAGACCGGCCGCAACCTGCAGGCGGGCCTCACCGTGGGCGCGGCCGAGAACGCCGCCAAGCTGGGCATTGCCCTCACGCAGAAGGTTCGCGGCCGATCCGCCAACCCAGAGAACGCCGGGGTCAACAGCCTGGTGGAGCGCATCAGCGATGCCGGCTACCGGGTGCTGGGCGCCACCCCGCCAGGGCAGCAGAACCAGTTTGAGCGGGGCCTTGATGCGGTCGCCCGCGGCACTGGCGCTGGCATCGTCGGCACTGCCGTCGCGGCCAAGGCCATCCCCGCCATTGGGGCTGGCGCTGCTGGCGCCGTGGTGACAGGCGGTGTGCGGCTGGCGGCTGGCGAAGTGCTCAGCACCTTCTTCGATGACAACCGTGGCGGCAACCTGGCCAACCTGGGCGAAGCGTTTGGCCGGCCGCTGCCCCTGTCGGTGAATGTCGGCGAGGACGACTGGATTGACGCGGGCCTGAAATCGCTGATCCCCAACGCCATCCCCGGCCTGCTGCTGTCCGGGGCGGGCGAAGCGGCAGGGGGATTCAAGAACACCCGCCGGTGGCTGCGGGATCGGCGCACGGTCTCGCAGGTCACGGATGCCCGCACGCAGCTGGAGCAGGCCGGCATCACCCAGACCGATCCGGCCACGGGCGCAACGGCCTTCAAGCCGACCGAGCCCGACCCGACCGGCCAGCAGGCGCAGATCAACCAGTTCTTCGAGGACATCGGCGAAACCGACCGGCCGCAGACGGTGTTCGGCAGCCTGCGCGGCGAGCAGCCGGCGGCGCCAGCGCGGCCCCCGGCTGATGCGGCCGAGCCGGCACCAGTCCCTGACGCGACCCCGGCACCCAGGGCCGATGCCGAACCGGCGGCGGCGCCGGCTGCTGGCGGTGAGCTGGAGGTGGAGGGCGTCGAGATCGACCCGTTCGAGCTGATCTACGACCCTGAACTGCCCGAGGCGGATGTGGTGTTCAACCTCGTCCGCGACCTGGACGACGCCGATCTGCAGGCGCTGCTGGCCCAGCCCGGCCCGGTGGTGCCGCGCATTGACGAGCTGCTGACGGCCAGGGAGTCCATGCCGGTGCGGCCCGAGCTGGAGCAGGGCCGAGTGATGGCACCGGACGAGAGCGTGGCCGAGCGGATCGGCGGCGATGGCCAGCCGCTGCCGTATGAGCAGACGCTGGAGGCGATGCCGCTGGAGACGCTGCGGGGTGTTGCTGCACCGGAGAACAACCCGGCGCTGGCCCAGCTGATCGGCGACATCACCGGCCGCGAGTTCGAGGAGTTCACCAAGGCCGACATCATCGAGGGCCTTGCCAAGTACCGGGAGCAGTCCGGCCAGTCCCTGCTGGTGCGCGACTGGCAGCAGTCATTCCGCCCCACCGGCGAGATCCAGGCCGACCCGCAGCGCTTCCAGTTCAAGCAGGGCGTCAACGAGGTGGGCGAGCAGGCCGGCAACAGCCTGGCCGGCGTTGACCGCTGGGACACGGTGGCCGAGGGCACGCTGGATGTGTGGACCGACCCGGCCAATGGCGCGACCTATGTGGTGAACGGCCACAACCGCCTCGCCCGGGCTGCCCAGCTGGGTATCCCCACGGTGCCGGTGCGCGAGCTGCCGGCCGCCACGGCCGAGGAGGCCCGGGCGCTGGGGGCGCTGGCGAACATCAAGGAGGGTCGCGGCACGGTGTTCGATGCCGCCAAGTTCATGCGCGACAGCGGTATCACCGACCCGGAGCAACTGCAGCGGATGGGTGCGCCGATGAAGGACGGCCATGCCGCCCGCGGCCTGGCGCTGGCGCAGCTGCCGGACAACATCTTCCAGGCCGCCGTGGATGGCCGGCTGTCCGTTGGCAAGGCCGCAGCGATCGGCGGCAGCGGGCTGGACGAGGCGCAGATGCAGACAGTGATGAAGATTCTGGGCGATCGAGACATCACCGACTCTGCTTTCAACGAAGTGATCCAGCAGGTGCGCAGCGCACCCGTGGTCAAGCAGGCGGACGGGTCACAGACGACCCTGCTGGAGCTGATGGGGATGAGCGAGGAGGCGCTTTCCCTGGCGGTGGAGAAGGGCAAGCTGGCGGCCAAGATCCGTGCCGAGCTGATCAGCGACAAGAACCTGTTTGGCAAGGTCGGCAAGAAGGCCGAGCGGCTGCAGCAGGCCGGCAACAAGATCAGCGTCGAAGGCAGCGCCATGGAGGCGACCGACGCCAGCGCTGTGCTCGGGATCTTCGATGCGGTGAAGTACGCCCCCGGGCCCGTCAGCAGCATCCTTGACGAAGGCGCCAAGCAAATCGCCGATGGCGCCAAGCCTGGCGTGGTGGCCAACCGGATCCGCGATCAGATCGTCGAGGCCGTGCGCCAGAGTGCCGAGGAGCAGGACCTGCCCACCGCACGCCCGGCCGGTGCCGCTACAGAGGCCGCCGAGGCCGCGCCCCAGGTGGTGGAGCTCACCCCCGAGCAGCGCCAGGCCGCACAGCTTGAGGTGATCCGCCGTGCTGTGGATGAAGCCGAGGTGCGGCCACCGGAGACGCCGATCCCCGAGCTGCCCGATGGCCCGGCGCTGACGCCTGATCTGGCCAGGGCCGATCTGGAGACCCGTGGCGGCCAGGTGGAGCCCGGCACCCCCGCTGCGCAGGCCATGGCGGATGAGATCCGGCTGGCGGCTGAGTTCGCCGAGCGCGATGCGCAGATGCGGGCCATCGCCGAGGAAGGCGCCAAGGACGCGATGGGCTACGAGCTCAAGACCTTCGAGGAGAAGAAGGCGCTGGGGATGACGGATGGCTACGACCCGGCCATCGACGAAAATGCCCCTCGCGGCTGGGACGCCGTTGACGGCAACGGGCGCCCCGTGAACAGCCCCGAAGAAATCGCCGAGCTCCAAAGGATGGCCGCAAACATCATCCGCAAGGTGGCGGGTGACGATGTAGCGATCCGCTTTACCGATGCCTACAAGGTTAACATCAAGCCTGCGCAATGGGGTGGCGACGGCAAGCAGCTGTCGCGGTCATCCGGCTCCTACAGCTTTGCCGAGGATCTCGTCACCATTCACGGGATGCGAGAGCAAGGGATGACTGTTGTGACTGATGTCGCCTATCACGAGGCATTTCACCGCATCCAGTACGTAGCCCTTGGCGAGAAAGAGGTCAAAGTCTTGGACGGCATCTTCGCCCGGCTCAAGATCGGCGTGGGCTCTGGTCACATCATGCGGGATGGAGCTGTGCCATCGTATTCAGAGTCGCAGGCCGTCGCCTTTGCCCGTTATGCCACAGCAAAAGCTATGGGAGACGACCCCATCGAAGCGCTTGTGGGGGCGATGGGGCCGCCGCTGCCAAGTAAAACCGATAAGGCGGTTATCAAGATCATCGCTGCTTTTGATCGTGTGCTGGACTTTGTTGAGAAAGTCTATAACTTGCTGGCGGAAGGGACGTTTGATTCCACCCGAGCAATCTTCGAGCGAGCACGAATTGGTGCTTTAAGTGAAGCAGAGGGGACGGCCGGAACTGTTCGGATGCTCGAAGTCAGGCCTGATGCCCTTGGATGGAGGCAGTCCACGGCCACGGGAGAACCGATCAGGAGCCGAGCAACTGCCTCTGACCTGTCCCTGGCCCCACCCCCCGTCCGCCCCGAGCCCATGAAGCTGGCGGATGGCGACGAGCCCCCAGCCAGGCCCCGCAGCAAGAAGGCCGACCAGGCGGCCCGCCAACAGATCCAAGCCAACGAACAGCGGATGGCTGAGATCCGCCGCAAAGCTCAACAGGAGGGCTGCTGACCATGGCTGACCAAAAACGCGCAAGCTCAGGGATCGACCCATCGGCGGCGATTGGCGTCGGTGTTGCAGGGGCCGCGGCTGGCGCCGGCATTGCGGCAGGGCTGTCGTCAGCCAAGGCCCGCGTTGCAGTCGGCAACTGCAACACCTACCAGGCCGAGCTGCTGAAGCTGCAGGAGCAGAACGCTCAGCTGCGGCAGGGGCTCGCCACCTCCGAGGCCGCACGCAAGGCCGGCGAGGCCTTCCTGCGTACCGAGGTCAAGAAACAGTGGGTGTTCAAGATGCAGGACGGCACCGTGCGTTCGCTCACTGATGCCGACATCGACCGCGGCTACAGCGATTTTGTCAACCGACTGGAATCGAAAGAGCTTGATCAGATGATCGAGCGGGGTGTCGGCAACCGCTCCAAGCCGGTCGGCAGCAAAGGGCGGTTCGTCAACTACCGGATGCTGATTGACAACGCCAACATCAGCGATGCCGAGGACTGGCTGCGGCTCACCGAGGCACTGGTCGGCACCTGGAAGCAGACGGACCCCGAGGACTTCCGCCTGGTGACGGAGGTGTGGGGCCGCGACCGGCTGCTGGAGACCGTTGCCGATGCCTACAAGGAGTACATCGACGCAGACGCCATCGCTGCCGCCCTTGCCAACAACACCGCAGGGTTTATGAACCTGGCCGAGAAGATGACCCGCCTGCGGTTCATCTCCGACATGGCCAAGGAGGGCTACCTGGAGACGCTGGATCAGATTTACCAGTTCATGGTCAGCACCAGCGCCAAGGTGCCAAGCGGCCTCAAGCAGCGGGGCTGGAGCTCCTACAAGACAGCGCTGATTGCCGAGCGGAGCGTGGCGACTGCCAAGCGCAACACCGGCCAGGCCCTGCGGTCGCTGCAGACCGACTTCGACCGGCCGGAAATGTTCATGCCCGACATGGCCGAGGCGGCACAGACCCTGGGTGCCAAGGCGGCAGACGTGAAGCCCGATGAGCACTTCGCCAAGGTGATCCAGGCGATCGACAACGGCGATGCCGAGGCGATCAAGCAGCTGCGGATCGCGGCGGTGCTCGACTCGATCGACCCCAACGTGACCCTGGGCAAGGGCTGGGCCAACACCCACATGCGCTTTGGCAATGCGCTGGTGAAAGACTCCCAGCTGACCAATTTCGGCAGCCAGGTGCGGGCCAACATGCTCGGCACCTGGCTGGCCAACACCCACGGGTTTGCTCACCAGGCGTTCGAGAACATCGGCAACCTCACCCCCAACGGCACACGGTTCAGCCGGGAAGCGTTCAGCGAGGGCCTGCGGGTGGCGTGGGAGAGCGCCAAATACTCCCACGACGGGGTGCGGCGTGCCTTCCGCGAGCTGGCGGCGGATTCGTTCTTCCGTGGCGATGCCCCCTTCGGCGGCAACCTCGACACCTACGGGCCACGGGCCACCAGCAACGACAAGCTGCTCGCCCAGGTGAAGGGTCTACTGGAGAAGCCGTACCTGCCCGGCGGCCCGCTGCGGCCGGAGAACTGGGCCAACACCGTCCACAAGCTGCACGCGGCGCAGCGGCTGCTGGCCTTCCACTGGACCGGCCGCCATGAACTGCTCGCCCCGGCACTGCGGGCGATGAGCGCCACCGACAGCGTGCTCGGCTACGACGCCTTCCTGTTCAAGCTCAAGAACGACCTGGAGATCAAGGCACGCCGCGACGGTGTGCAGCTGGACCTGTTTGATCAGCGCAGCCGCGAGGAGTGGGTGGAGAAGCAGCTGGACAACGCCTTCTACCAGCTCGCGCCCACCGAGGAGAACGTGCTGGCCTTCCGCCGGCAGCACAAGCTCAAGGGCAGCGACATCAGCGACGACGAAATCCGCTCGATCATCACGGCCGATCGCGCACGCAACACCTACGGCTACCCCACGCTCGACACACCCGAGGCCCAGGGCGCCATGGACTACAGCCTGCGCAACCGGATGCAGAGCGCCCCCGAGGGCGGGCTGCCTGGCGCCATTGACGAGGCGGTGATGGCCGCCCGCAAGCACTGGGCCATCGACTCGCTGGTGCCGTACTGGCGGGCGCCGTTCAACCAGTTCCTGTTCGACACCCGCCTCACCTTCGGCCCGCTGGCCGAGACGGTCGAGGTGATCTTCGGCAAGAACCCCACCCAGGAGCAGATCGCCAAGGTGCAGGCCGGCTGGGTCACTACGGGCGGCCTACTGGGCCTGTTCGCCGGCCTGGACATGGCGGGCCTGATCGAGGGCAACGGCCCGCTGCCGCCCGAGGCACGCCGCGCCTTCCTGCTGGAGGGCCGCAAGCCCAACAGCATCGCCGGCATCCCCTACCTGGGTGGCCTGCCGATCCTCAACACCCTCTTCCTGTGGAAGGACATCAAAGAGACCTTCCTGAGCGGCAACTACTCCAACTTCGACCAGTACAACGCCTTCTGGGGGATCGCCCAGGTGCTCACCAGCCAGCTGATCCGCCAGACCGGCTTCGGCCAGATGCAGCGGCTGATCGACGCCCTGCTCGACCCAGAGAACGAAATGCCGCGGCTGGTGGGCTGGCTGGGCCAAGGCCAGCTGCCATTCAGCGGCATCATGCGCGACGCGCAACGGGTGACCGGCTTCGGCGGTGCTGACCTCTACCAGGACCGCGACCCGCTCGGCGAGGAGCGCTACGGGCTGGGTGAGGAGGACTGGCAGACCAAGGCAGAGCGCAGCCTGCGCGGCCTGGCCTACGGCACCATCCCGCTGCTGGGGCTCCCCGGCGGCGCACCACGCAAGGAGCAGGACTTCCTGGGCCAGCCGATCCAGCTGGAGTTTGGCGCCGACTGGAAGGAAGCACTCAAAAGCCGGTTCCACCCGCGCATGTGGCCCCGCGCCAACCAGCGGGTCTATGCCGAACTCGATGCCCAGGGCCAGCTGCGGCTGCCGCTGCCGCTGCTCACCCGCCGGCTGGAGGGCGTGGCGATGTCTGCAGAGCTGCAGAAGGAGTACAACGACACCTTCGGCACCGTGAAGGGCAGCATCCCGCTGGAGGCCCGCGCAGAGCTCGCCGGCCGCAAGATCAACGTCACCTTCAGCTTCAAGAAGGAGATCCCGATCGACCTGCGCAGCCAGTTCGCCGGCTCCGGTGTGGTGGTGACCAAGGCAGGCGATTCGGCCACCATCGACCTGGGCCCCTTCCTCTCCAAGCACGTCAACGGCAAGACGATCGTGGAGGCCTTCACCAGCCTGTTCAACGATCCGGTGTACCAGCGAATGCAGGACATGCCAGGCACTACCTCCGATCTGGAGGTGCGCGACATGCCGCCATCGCAGCGCCGGCAGCAGGCCGCCTCGCGGATGATCCAGGGCATCTACGACTACTACCAGTGGATGACCATTGATCAGCTCGAGGACTCCAGCACCCCGGCCGCGCAGGACTGGCGCCAGAAGCGCACCGCCATCGCTGAACAGCAGTTCACCCAGCAGACCGACCAACTGCAGGACCTGATGGAGGCCGTGGGGCAGCCGGCGGCCAGATAGCCCGCCCCGCCAGGGCGCGGCAAGATTGGTCTGCAGCCGTGCAGAACTTGTGGCCAACGCCTACGTCAACTACCCGCGGACGGGCAGCAACCGCACCTTCACGGTGCCATTCAGCTATCTGCAGCGGAGCCACGTTCGCCTCTACTACGGCTACAACCTGGCCAAGGGCACTTTCACTTCTCAGTTGACGCAGGGCGCCGACTGGCGATGGGTCAACGACACGACCATCGAGCTGGATTCGCCGATCCCTCAAGGGCAGACGCTGACGATCATCCGCCGCACCCCATCGGTCGAGCCGCTGGTCAGGTGGAACAACGGCACGCTCAGCGCTGACGACCTCAACCTTTCCGAGCTGCAAAGCCTCTACCTCGACCAAGAGCAAGAGGACCGCCAAGACAGCACCAGCGGCCAGTCCACGCAGGCGCTGACCGCCGCCAACAATGCGCTGACCACCGCCAACAATGCGCTGGTCGTGGCCAACGAAGCACTGGCGAACGGCGGCGATGGTGATGGCGATGGGACGGCATTTGTGGTGGTGCCGGATGTCGCCGGGATCCCAGCTTCACCTGCAGATGGCGACGGCATCGAGATCGCCAACTCGATCGGGATCGAAAACTTCTCCCCACTCGCGGGCCTCCCCACTGGCTTCATTGGAGACGCTGGACTTCGCGTGCGCCTGGCGTATTCGCAGCAGTCCTGGCAATGGGTTCAGTATTACCCCGCCGACCCCGAGAACCGATACGCAAAGATCAGCCCACCTTCTCTGCGCTTCACCTTTGGCGTTGTCGGGCGGTCGCTGCAGCCAGGCCAGGGCAGCGATGTCGTCATCCCCGCCGCCGGGGTGAAGCTGGCCGATTTCGTGGATCGAGTTTCCTACTCGAAGCCTCTGCCTTCCGCGATCAAGGTCACTGTTCAGTGTCTGATTGATGAGCTGCTGGCGACGTTCCGCAACGTCAGCGACGTTGCCAGCTACGTCTCGTCCGGCGTGCTGGCCGTCGAGGTCACGCAAAACATCGGTGCGATGCCGGAGCCGCCGCCGGAGCCGGAGCCGGACCCCGACCCGGAGCCGGACCCCGATCCCGACCCCGAGCCCGACCCCGAGCCCGACCCGGATCCCGACCCCGAGCCCGAGCCCGAGCCCGAGCCGGACACCAGCATCGTGGAGCCGTTCACTACTCAGCAGTCCGCGATCGACAACGGCTGGACAGGAGTTGGCAATGCCGCGACCGGCCACTCGTTCGGGTGGCAGAACTCCAGCGCAGTCAGCGGCACGGCTGGCGCTGCAGGTGGAGTGTTCGCCCGCGCATCAGCCTTTGCCTATTACGCCGACACCAACATCGAGGAGGTTACCCGCGTCAACACGCTGCGACTGGCGGGCAGCTTCCGGCTGGCGAACAACGATTTTGACGGGTCGTTCTACCTGGGCTACTTCAACCCAGCCACGCTCGTTTCGGGTGCGCCCCCAACCCAGTTCATTGGCATCGAGTTCGCCGAGCCCAGCGGCGGCGCATCCAACCCTTTTCGCGGGATCGTCAAGGTGCTGGGCACCGGCGGGGCGTCCAGTGCCGTCATCAGCCTCACGCAGAACGAGACCCACGATGTCGATTTGCTGTGGACCGGCCGAGCCGATGGCTCAGGCACCCTGGTTGGCTTGCTCGCCGGCGAGGCCATCAATCTCTCGATCGCTGCAGGCACTGCCAGCTTCACCGCCTTTGGCCTCCTGGCCGGCGGCCTAGGTGTCGCCAATGCTGGCGAACAGACTGGCACCTGCCTGTTCGACAACCTCCGATACCGCAACGGCTCCGAGCCTGTAACGCCGCCCCCGCCCCCGCCGGAGCCGCCTGGGTCGATCTCCTTGGCTGATTCCATCGTCCCCTCCCAGGTGTTCGATGCCAAGGACTACGGAGCGGTGGGCAACGGGGTGAAGGACGACACAGCAGCCGTGCAGGCCTGCATTGACGCTGCGAGGGCCGCAGGGAAC